TAGTCTTTGCTTGGACACGCCTAAGCCCTACTGGATTTCAAGGTGAAGAGCTGAGAAAATGACTAAATCTGACTACAAGGAAGGATATTTGAAAGCCTTAAAAGACTTCAAGCAGGAACTCAACTCCAATGCTATCACTCAATATGTTGATTGGAAGCGGATAGAAGTAGCAGGGTGGCCTGAATGAAGAAACTTGAATGTGTTGAAGATGGTTGCAATAACAAATACTTCAAAATGGACAGAATAACACCACTATATTCAGGTCCAGTATGCAGAAAACACTATTATATGTATGCTTATGGATATAGTGAATATGAGGCAAGTAGAAAATGACTAACGCAGAGAATCGCATGAAAGAGATCATCATCTGCGCACTCCTCACCTTGAGAGACTATGAAGTCATAACTCAAGCCCAAGTTGGAGAGATAGCCGATGAACTCAGCAAAAGAATAAAGGTGACACATGACAGTCGAAAAACTAAAGCGGGTAATGTGGAGACTCAGGAGCAAATGCCCTAATGATGACAGACCCAAATGGATAGAGCTAAAGCGTGCTATTATGCATGAGTGTGGAACTGACCCTAAGACCTATAAACACAACAGAAAGGCACTTATGGAGCTTGGTTGGGTAAAAACCTACACAGGTAAACGATTAAAGCTCACAGGAGAGGATTTAGTAGACTGATAGGAGAACCTCATGGAAGGCCTCGCTCCCAACTGGTCGCTTGATCATGTATTGGAGGTCAAGGGTATTCGGCCTACGCCTCAGCTCCCTTTGGTCGCAAACCCCTCCGTCGCGGTTATATATGCCGCTCCTCCGCCTTGATATTCACCCATTGAAAGATGGTGTCTATCAAGTTGACCTATCTTTATAACCCCCCCTACTCCGTAGGCCCCCCTTAAAAGAAGGGGGGAAATGGTACGCCTTGGTGGCGTACCTAATGCACGCCCCTTGGTGGGGCGTGAATAGAACAACACCCTCAAGCAGTCCACACACCTCAACCAAGCGAATCTGAACTCGCCTTGGTGGCTCGTTAACCCTGGCCTCCAGATAATTTCCTACTAAAATGTACAAAGAAGAACTCACTGAATGGCTCGTATGTTACGCATACGTGGCCCGCAAGCACGCATTAGACGCATTGATCTCAGTATTAATCTTAGGCCATGTCTTAAATTGGTTCGGATGGAGTTGGTTGAAATGATAGAACGAAATAAATTACTAAGCAAAGACGATTGGGAACTCACCCTTGAAGAGCTTGAAGGCCAAAGATTACAAACCCTTTTGCAGCTCTCAGTATTGGAAGGCAGTATTCTCACTATTGAAAAGAAAATCCAGAACTTTCCAGTGGAAATCAAGGGGTCAAAGACTAATGCAAATCCCTAAATTCAAGTGGGATGCCTGGCAGTTAGACTTGATCAAGCATAATGGAAGTGTATCTGCCAGGTGTGGCAGACAGACAGGGAAATCCACAGCTGTTGGCAAACGAGCAGCTGATAACATGCTCGATTATGTTGGTTGTTCTATGTTAATGACAGCTCCCGCTCAACGACAATCAAGTGAACTATTTGTTAAGATGATTGGATGGCTTGAACAGAAGAACCAAAAAGTCTTATTGAAAGCAGGCGGATACAAAGCAAATCCTGCCTTTTCCTACACTAAGAATATGGAACTCAAGCGCAGATTTGAGTATGATCATGGCATCTATAATGAAATGGTGACAAAGACTACTGTTGTTTTGAAGAAAGACTTTTCAAAACCTCAAGACAAGAACAACAGGGGCAGTGTATGTGTATGTTTGCCAGGTGGTAAGACAGGAGTATATCTTAGATTCCTATCACTTGATTTCTTGTATATTGATGAAGCTGCGTTTGTACCTGAGATGGTATATGATACTTTACGGCCAATGCTTGCAGTCAGTGCAAAGAGCAAAGGATTAGGATGGGAGTGTCTTTTATCGACTCCTTTCGGCAAAGGTGGCTTTTTCTATCAGAGTCAAATGAGCGATGATTTCAAACAGTATCACGTATCTGCGGAAGATTGCAAACGATACGATCCTATTTTCTTAAGGAAAGAACGAAACCGAATGACTAAGGTGATGTATGCTCAAGAATACCTGGCAGAATTCCAAGACGAATACAATCAGTTCTTTCCTACAAAGTTGATCAAAAAATGTATGACATTTATTGAATGGAACAAAAAGGAGGATGGGATCCCTGGAGCGCATTATTACTTAGGACAAGATTTAGCGCGATATGGTGGCGATGAAGTCGCATACGTGATTGTTGAAGAACACAAGAAAAAGTTAAAAGCAGTTAAAACAATAACAAGAGAAAGGGTTTCGACTACCGCAACAGTCGGGGAAACGGGTGTTATAGATGACAATTGGAAATTCAAAAGAATATTTACGGACTCAGGTGGCCTTGGCGGACCAGTATTGGACCAACTACAAGAAAAGCTTGGACGAAGAAGAGTTATTGGCCTTGATAACTCTACTAAAGGTGTCCAGGTCAAGGGTGAAGAAAAGAGAGTCAAGATCCTCAAGGAAGATTTATACAGTAATCTCTTAATGCTCATGGAAACCAAACAAATCGAATTAAAGAGTGATCTCTCTCTCTTGAAAAGTTTGAAAAGCATAACCTTTGAGTACACATCTGACAAGAAGATTAAGATCTTCGGGAACTATAGCCATCTGACGGAGGCCTTAGTGCGAGCCTGTTGGTGCATGCGTGAACGTGGCCTTAATCTATACTGTTATTAAAGATCCCTACGCTCCGACAAGTCGGGCGGGGATCCCTCTCTTTTTCTTTCAACCCAATATCTAAAGATTTCTATGTTTTGCTATCCAACAAAGCACATTTACAACTCTTAGTTGTAAATCTCACCCAATTACAACGCATAATTGTAAAGTTTTAAATAATCCTAGTCTCAAATGACTAAATATGGCAGATGCGGGACAATTTGCACAGGATGCAGACATTCTTTTAAGAGTAGGAACCAATGCAAGCGCCACAGTGAAAGCTGCGGGATGGTTTGATAAGATCATCCTTGATGTTGAGGCGATTGTTAATGTATTGACTAGATATGATTGGTCAACAGCTGATGCAGCAACAACTCTAAACGCATCAGTCCGAGGGATCCTGATAGATACTGGCGCATGCCTAGCAGCAATCGAAGGGATCACATGGGATATGTCAGGTTACACAAGCCGGATAGAAGCCGAGGACATGATCAACGTACTCAGAGATATTGCCCTCAGAAATCTATCCATCCTACGAGACAAGAAAGCTCAAAAATTCATTCAAGATGCATAATGGCATTTGACCATGATTATAAAAATTTCCCAGAACTCACGAATGTTCAGCTCCAAGAGTTACAATTCACGAGCCCACACAAACAGATCACAGAGAACTTTGAAGCAACAGTCGTCAAGGTTCACGATGGCGACACAATCACACTTAAAACAAACTTTCGGGACTTTGATTTTCCCCTAAGACTGTTAAATATCGACTCAAAAGAAATTGGGGAAGGTGGCGAAGAAGCTAGAGAATGGCTAAAATCAAAAATACTAGGAAAAGAAATAACTGTTTCGATAGATTCAAACAACAGAGTGGGCAAATATGGCAGACTATTGGGAAATGTTTTATTTCAGGGCTTGGATATAGGCGAAGAAGAGCTGCACCTAGGACTCGCAGTCCCATTCGGCACAAAAAATGAAGGGAAAATCCCTACTTATAGCTATTGGCTACAAGATATTAAACATGGCAACGAATCTTTTTAAGCGAGAAGGAATTTATAATGATGAAGGCAGACTGACTCAGGAGTCAGTAGTCGAAGCAGCAAGAAATAAAACTCAAATCACAGAAGAAGCAGCAATAGCAGGTGGAGCAACAACAGACATATTTTATACAGTACCCGCAGGAAAAGTATTTTATCTTGTAACAGCAAATTTATTGAGTATAGGAAACAGTGCGGTATCAAATGCTTATTGTAGAATTGACGGAAACAGTATAGCTATAGTTACGCATCAATTTCCAATATCAGCAGCTCAAATGATACTGCAAAGTAATATCATTTTCCCGATGCCAATTAAATATACAGCAGCACAGTCTGTAAGAATAAGAAACGATAGAGCAGGTTTTTATACATCGGGCACAATTTCGGGGTGGATAGAAGATGCCTGATACAAATATTGGCAGCACAGAAGTGGCAGCACTAGCAAGCGTTATCACTGATTATTCAGTGGATGTAATTTCTACCGAAGGAGCAGGCGCAGACGCAGAACTCACCTACCAAAACACACACTGGAGCGAGGATTATGGATATTATCTCACTATCCCCGAGTTTAAATCAGCGATAGATGCCAAAGCAAATTGGACGATGGGAGCAGGCTATGAAACTGACGAAGCAACAGAACTTCTTTTAATGACAATCACAGGAAATGGAAAGGACTCTTTCAATTCAATTCTAAAAAATATGATAAAAGTAAAGACTATTTCCCGAGACAGTTTCGCAGAAATCATAAGAGATAAACAGGGAGTATTCGCAAACCTCAAGCCTCTTGATCCTAGCAGCATGTCAATAGTTCAAGGCACAAAGGGACGAATCAAACGATATGAGCAAGTATCAAAAACAAAAAACCCAAATAAAAGATATAAACCAGAAGAAATCTTCCATCTAAGCCATGAACGAATGGCAGATGAAATCAAAGGAACCAGAATAATAACATCATTAAAAACTTTAATACTCCTGCGAAATGAAGCCATGAGCGATTGGAAAACAGTCCTTCACAGAAATGTTTATCCTTTATGGATTTTCCACTTAGACACCGACGACGAAGCAGAGATACTAGCTTTCAAAACCAAGCAAGACAACGCAAGAGCTAATGGCGAAAATATGTATATTCCTAAAGGCGCAGTCGTGCCTGAATTGGTATCAGTCTCAGGAAATGCAACAATGAACCCATTAGCCTGGATAAATCAATTAAACGATTACTTTTTCCAAGCAGTCATGGTCCCGCAAATCATCATCGGAAACGCAAAAGAATTCACCGACGCAAGCGGTAAAATCGTTTATCTATCCTATGAGCAAAGCGTGAAAGCCGAACAGCTCTACATTGAGGAGCAAGTCCTCGGTCAATTAAATATAGAAATAAAATTGACTTTCCCTGCAAGTTTACAAAACGAATTAATCAGCGATAGAAATAAAGGATCAACCATGCAGGCAGCAGCCCAAAATGACACCACCTCAGAAATGGAAGGCAAAACTTGAGAATATGGGCACTAGGAAAAGATATGGGGATCATCTCTTTTCTAACCAACAGAACGTCATTAAATGAAGTTATGACAAAACACGAAGTAATTGGATTCAGTGAAGAATGATGGAAACTATCCAAGCAATAAGTACAGTCGGTTTTCCAATTGTAGCGTTTTTAATGTTATTTTGGCAAAGTAATTGTACAATCAAATCAAACACTCAAGCACTTAAAGAATTAATCATCATGATCAAGAGCAAGAAATAAAATGGCAATAACTGATTTTTTAACAAAAAGGCCACAAAGCCAACCAGACCGCAAGCTCTCAGAGATTCCCGAAAGTGAACATCCTT